GCTCTATATATAGTATTAATAATACAATTAATATACCTACGAGTGCAATTTTTTATGTTTTAAATAATCATCAAATAAGATTCGAACAGGAGTTTTTAATGGAATATAAAAAACAGTTTAAAACCGATCTACAATTTAATGACTTTATAAAAGACTTTAACGACGAAGCCGAAATAAAAAACAAAGAATTTGGTGGGTGGTTGATTGGTATGCTAAAAAAGTATGCGCGTAATTGGTTAAGGTTCCAAGCAGATAAACATTTACGAGTAGTGAAAGAAAACGCAATACCAACATTTAAAAAAATAGGTTAATGATTTTAAAAGGTAAAATACCACCACAAGCATTAGAACTTGAAGAAGCAGTAATAGGCGCAGCATTAATAAATAAAAAGGGTTTAGATGATATGTTTAGTGTTGTTACAAATCCAGAAGTGTTTTATAGTGATGAACACCAAAACATATTCATTGCTATAAAACAATTGTATGATGCATCTAAACCTGTAGATTTACTAACAGTACAGCAGCAATTAGAAACCAATGGTAAATTAGAAGATATTGGTGGTGCTTTTAAATTAATAGAATTAACCGAAGCAATAGCATCTGCAGCGCACCAAGAATATCATTGCACGATTATATTACAAAAATATATATCCAGACAAGTAATAAAACTTTGCAGTGAAGGTATAGAAAATGCATACAATGATAAAGTAGATGTATTTGATTTGATAGATTCTATCACATCTGGTGTAGATAAGCTAACTGATACCACAACAAAAGGTCATACTTCTATGTCGTGGAGTGATGCAGTATTAAGTATTCCGTTAAGAGTAGAACACCTAACAAATAACCAAGGTAAAGTTACTGGTGTACCTACAGGATTAACAGCAACCGATAAACATTTTAACGGTTGGCAACCACAAGATTTAATAATTATTGGTGCAGATTCTGGCATGGGTAAAACAGCATTTGTATTAAACAACATGTTAGCTGTAGCAAAAGAAGGTTTAGCTGTTGGTATGTTTAGTATGGAAATGAGTGTTGTGCAGTTAGCATTACGAGGTGTTGCAGTAGAAAGTAATTACCACATGAATCAATTAATGCGTAATGGATTCGAAAAGCCAGAATATTTTGATGGTTTAAATAATGTGGTTAATTATCTACATAAATTTCCAATGTATATAGATGATCAACCAGCATTAACAGTTGTTGAAATGAAGCGTAAAGCAAGGCAGTTGCATCGTAAGCATGGAATAAAAATGTTAGTGGTTGATTTTGTACAAATGTTTAGTGGTGATAAAGATGTGCGTATAAACATAAGTGAAGCAGCACGTGAGTTAAAGAACCTGGCAAAAGAGTTAAATATACCTGTGATAGCCTTATCGCAATTAAGTCGTGAAGTACGACGATCTAATTTTAACATACCTAGTAAACACCACCTTAAAGAATCATCTGCAATAGAAGAAGCTGCAGATGTAATTGGGTTGTTGTATAGACCAACGTACTATGGTTTCACTAGGGAAACAAACACTGATTTATATAATTCTTTATGCATGGATGATTACAATGTAAACGCAACACTAATCGTAGCAAAGAATCGTAACGGTTCGCTTGGTAATGTACCGTTACATTACCAAGCGAACAAAACAAAATTTATTAACCCAGAAGATGTTACTGCAGATATGGTAACAGAAGATGGTATAGCATTTTAAGTATGCCAAACGCACCAGAAAGTAAGAAACGCCCTTGGGTACAGCCAAGGAAGAAACAGCAACGTGCTGTAAATATGGATTGGTTCTATCAAGACAAGCGTTGGCGTAAGTTTAGTAAAGCATACAAGCAAAGGCATCCGCTTTGTATTGAGTGTGATAAAGAAGGAGTAGCAACACCATCACAAGTAACCGACCACATTGTAAGATACTTAGATGGTGGTCTAGGCTTTGATTTAGATAACTTAAACGATGAATTTTTTAATCCATTATGTAATAAACATCATAATAGTAAAAGTGGTAAAGAATCGCATGGTTTTAAAAGGGGTATGGGGTAAAATCGATAACAACACACACCGCTTAACATCGCCTGTAAGTGACATTTTTACTCGCAGTAGTTTTTAGGTAAGGGGGGTATAAAAATAATAGTATGAATAATAATTTGAAGGTAGCGCACAAAGCATCTGGTCCAATACAAACACCAGAAGAAAAATCATTGTATGATATTTTAAAAGATCTCCCTGCGCCATTGGTAAATATGAAACTTAGCGCATCTCAAAAAAAATGGTGGTACTGGTTTGGTTTTGAGTTTGTAAAAACAAATCAAATAACACAGTTGGATTTACCGCACTTACAAAAGGCTGCGTTTTGGATGGACGCCAGAAGTAAAGCAATTTATCATGTAAACAAAAAAGGTTATGCAGGCTTGGTGCAAAAGTTTGCATCTGGCGCTACAAATGTTACAGGCCATGTTTCAATTATTGAAAAAGCAGATAAACATTTAGACGAAGTATCTGCACACTTTGGTTTATCAATACGAGATCGCCAAAAACTAAAACCACAGGAAATAAACGAAAATCAATTATCACTTTTTGAAACCATAGCAAACAAGTTAGCACAGTAAAATGCAAATCACCAACCAACATATAAAATCAATACCATTTAAGTACGCTGCAGATGTATTAAACGGTAAAATTATTGTTGGTAAACGCGTGCGTCAAGCTGTAGATAGATTTTATTTATGGATAGAAACCGCAGATACAGATGGTTTTTATTTGGACCACAGTAAAGGTATTAGTAAGATCAGATTTTTCGAAACATTACTGCAGCACACCAAAGGTAAATCTGCTGGTACAAATTTTGTTTTAGCACCTTACCAGCAATTTACTATTTACAATGTGTTTGCATGGATGCAGGACCATCCGAAGCTTGGCCCAATACGTAGGATAAATAATGTATATGAAAAAGTAGCAAAGAAAAATGGCAAGACCGCTACAATGGCAGGCCTTGCATTAGATCACATTTCGTTTGATTTAGAACCAGGTGCAGAATGTTATATTGGCGCAACTAAAGAAGAACAGGCTAAACTTTGCTTCCATCAAGCGTGCGATTTTATTAATAAATCAACCGTATTAAAAGCACTTGGTTTTAGAGTGCTACAGCGTGAAATAAAATTCACAAACGCATTTATAAAACCGCTTGGTGGTGATAGCAAAACACAAGATGGTATTAATAGTTCACTATCAATAATAGACGAATACCATGCGCATCGTGACGATTCAGTAAAAGAAAATTTAGAAAGTTCGATGGCCGAACGTAAACAGCCATTGGTTTATACAATTACAACCGCAGGCACAAACATTGCAGGTGTATGTAAAAACTTTGAAGATCAATGTATAGAAATTTTAGAGGGCCGATTAAAAGACAATCATTTTTTTATAATGATTCACGATTTAGATGATGGCGATGATTGGGAAGTAGAAACCAATTGGCACAAAGCAAATCCAAATTTAGGTGTAACAGTAACACTAGATTTTTTACGAAAAGAGTACACCAAAGCCAAAAACCAACCAAGTAAAATACCAAATTTTAAAACAAAGCATCTTAATATGTGGGTAGATGCGCCAGAGATTTGGATTCCAGCAGAAATTTGGAACAAAAACCAAGTAACAACTAGTGATTATCAAGCCTTATTTTTAGAAAAAGCAACCGAGTTTGGCAGTTATGCCGCAGTAGATTTAAGTACAACTAAAGATTTAACCGCAGTTGTATGGCTTACAAACCCAGATAACGATGGTGATTACTACATATTGCCATATTTCTTTTGCCCAGAAGCCACAATAGAGGCGCGAAGTAAAGAAGATCGCGTGCCATATCGTTACTGGAAAGATCTAAGCATACTAAATGCCACACCTGGTAATACTATAGATTATGCTGAAATTAAAAAGTTGCTATTACAAAAAACACATTTATATAACACAACATGTATAGAGTTCGATAAATGGAACGCAGAACAATTGCGAAACGAAATACAAGAGCAAGGTATAGAAACTTCTTTTTTTAGTCAAGCAATAGGTGTAATAAGTTACCCAACTAAACAATTTGAAAAACTTGTGTACGATGGTAAATTAAAACATGATGGTAATAAAATTATGCAATGGATGCTTGCAGGTTGTGTAATGTACCAGGATGCAAACGAAAACATAAAAGTACATAAAGGCCGCAGCCATTTAGGCAATAAACGTGTAGATGGTGTAGTAGCATCTATTATGGCTTTAGGTGCAATACTATCTATAGAAGATACTACCGAAAACAGCCAATACAACGATCCAGAAAAAGAAATAACATTTGGTGTATGAAAATAAAAACAGAAATTAAAAGCATTTGGATAGTAACATTATTAGCATTAGCGGTTTTTTTGTTTGGGATGTGTCAATTGTTTTTATCCTCAAAGCATAAGGTCTGAAGATGCGTAGCATATTCAATAAGACCGTTTGCTACGCTCTTTTGACTTTATGTCGTGTTAGGATTAGTGATGTAGCGATTAGAAACAAATTGAATAAAAATAAAACGACCATAGCCGAGCGTAGTCTATGCTTTGAGGTTAGGGTTTAATGGAATAAATCTTTTAGAATTTTAAAATTATGAGTAAAGAAACATTTGAACTTGGTGAGTTGGCTGAATACACTGTAACAGGATGCAGTTGGACTGAAATAATTATAACAGAAACAGAATTAAATGAGATTGAAAGAGGTTACGGATTTTTTAGGTATAGGAAAAAACCTAAATAATTTTTAAAAGGCTGATTTATGGTGCTCGATGCACCATTAAACCCTAACGCTCAACGTGTAAGGTTCGTGGGTGCAACGCACACACATTAGAACCGATTGAGTTGCACCGATGAACTTTACATCTTGTTAGGGTGAGTTGAACATTGAGTTATCAATTAAATAGCAAAAGTAAAACTACCATTGGTAGGTGCAGCCATACGTTGAGCGTTAGGGCTGAATAAGTGTAACATTAGAAATTTTAATATTATGACATTAAAACACACAGATAACTTTGGTTTTGTAATTGAAGGTATTAGAACATCAAAAACTAAAGAGGAAATGATAGAATCATTGGAAAGGCATTATTCTTTGTTAGAAGGACTGACTAATGAGGCTTTATCTGATATTGAAAATAGAATTTCCTCGTTGAAATATGATAAATAATATTAATGTTTCGTTACACGTGCCCTCGATGGGCTATTCAGCCCTAACGCAAAGTGTATGGGGCGTTTTAATGCCCTATAAACAATGTTGTGCATAGTACGGGATTAACTGATAAAACTAAATAAAATGAAAATATTAATAGCTTGTGAATATAGCGGAACCGTAAGAGATGCGTTTACAGCAAAAGGACACGATGTAACAAGTTGCGACTTGCTACCAACAGATAAACCAGGCAAACACTACCAAGGCAATGTTGAAGATATTTTGTATCAAGATTGGGATATGATAATAGCACACCCTCCTTGTACTTATTTTACAAATAGCGGAGTTTGTTGGCTACATAAAGACCCTACGAGATGGGAAAAATTAGACGAAGCCGCAAAGTTCTTCAATTTGTTTTTAGACCACCCTTGCGAAAAGGTTGTTATTGAAAACCCAATACCTCACAAATACGCAGTTGAAAGGATAAAAGGACGCAAGTACACCCAAACAATACAGCCTTGGCAATTTGGACACCCGGAAAGCAAAAGAACTTGTTTATGGATAAAAGGGTTAGAACCTTTAAAGGAAACGAACAACGTTAAAGAGGAGTTTTTAAAACTGCCTAAAAACCAAGCTCAAAGACTGCACTACTTACCACCAAGCAAAGACCGATGGAAAATAAGAAGCACAACTTTCCAGGGTATAGCTGATGCAATGGCTGAACAATGGGGGTAGTATTATGCACAACGCATTGTATAAGGTGCGTTTTAATGCACTTTATACGTTGTTAGGTGTTTTTAAATAAAAAGATTAGATATGACAGAAATAAATTTTTACAACATTGATAATATTGAGTTTATGAAAACTAAACCCGATAATTATTATGATTTAGCAATAGTAGACCCACCTTATGGAGGTAATGATGCTATTGGATTGAAAGACAATAAAAAACAAGGTAAACAAGCTACAAAAAGAACTAATTACAAAGTATTTGATAATGTTGCACCAAGTGTTGAGTATTTTGATGAACTTAAAAGAGTTAGTAAAAACCAAATTATTTGGGGTGTAAACTTTTACAAAAACTATGATTTAAGTGGTGGGAGATTATGTTGGGATAAAAAAGGTACTGCATTTGGTAGGGCTGAACTTGCTTATTTATCTATGACTAAAAGCGTTAATATTTGTGAAATTGTTTGGAATGGTATGTTGCAATACGACATGAAGAACAAAGAAACAAGAATACACCCAACACAAAAACCAGTGTTATTGTATAGATGGTTATTAGAAAATTACGCTGAAAAAGGTATGAAAATACTTGACACGCATGGAGGAAGTATGACAATAGCAAAAGCCTGTGATATGGAGGGTTATGACTTAGATATTTGTGAAATAGATAAAACTTATTTTGATAATGGTGTAAATGCCTTTAATGAATATAAAAAGCAATTAACTTTATTTTAAGCACGAACGCTTTTTATTTAATTACACCTAACGGTGTGGGTATGGTTTGATTTTTAACAATTTAAAAGAACAGAAATTATGATACAGATTGAAGAAAAAGAAATAGTAAAAGGCATAGATGAAGCCTATAAAAAAGCAGGAAGTAACGCATACTTTGGTAATGGATTCCAAGCAGGTGTGGATTTTGCACTAAAGCGAGTTAAAAATTTAACTATACCTGTTGTTAAGAACTGGGTGGCGGTTAAAGACTCTATGCCTGAAAATTGCGACCAAGTTTTTGTAAAGTACGAAAATGGCAAGTACGGAATAAATGAATGGTGGGAAAGTGACGATTGTTGGAAATACCAATTTGATAATATGATAGTGAAAGAATGGTGTAAGCCACCTTGTTCTTAACGGCAAAGTATATGCGTTCGGTTGCGATTAGAAGCACGGACGTATCAATTTAAAACAAAACTTAATAGAATGAAAAAAGTATCGAATAAGAACCAAACCGCAACTGACGTATATACATTGTTAGGCACTGTGCCTTTGAATGGATTAATTGTAGTACACGACCGTATTGCAAAAGTTGTAAAAAAATGGAATAATGAATGTTGGCGACTAAAGTTTACAGATAACAACGAAATTGTAAACGTGTTCTATCCTTTGAGCGAGGACTGGCATTGTGCCTAACGGCCTGGCGGTATGGTTTTGTAAGCCTACCACTACCGCATCAGTCCGACACTAAACTTTCAAAGGCTTATAAACTATACCGCTTGTTAGGCTTTCGTGCTTTGCGGGCGGGCAAATCAAAGGAAAATGGAAAAAGTTACAGTAAATGCAGAGTTGCTTTTTGTTCTTGAAAGCAAACAACAATGGGTAAACCGAGTGCCTGGAATATTACCTGAAAAAATCAGAGGCGGTGAAACTTGGATATGGGTAGATAAAAATGGAGATGTATTTGAATGTGGTAAAGACTTTATGGTTGCAGAAGAAAAAGCAACTTATCCTTGCAAGGTTTATAGATTGAGTAATGTAGCGGGGGCGCATGAAGCCTAACGTTTACGTACATGGTGTCGTAGCGTGGATTGAGAACTGAACAAAATTAATATTAACAGACCATCATCCTTTATTTTTTAAAAGCGGTGGCAATAGAAACTAAAAATATGAAACGGATTACTTTATGTGGATCAACTAAATTTAAAAGAGAATTTGAAGCCATTAACAAACAACTATCTCTTGAAGGAAATGTAGTTTATAGTGTTGCCTTTTTTGGACACGCTGACAATATTCCTCTAACCGACGAACAAAAAAGAAAACTTGACGAAGTACACTTTGCTAAAATTGATAACAGCGATGGAATATTTGTAATTGATGTTGATGGTTACATTGGCGAAAGTACAAGTAATGAAATTGGTTACGCTAAACTACAAGGGAAGTTTGTTAAATACCTATCAAGTTTTCCAGACCTAAAAACTATATGCGATTACGCAACTGTGAGCGTTGGCTTAAAAAATAAAGTTAAGACCGAAAGCTAATTAATAAACACTTAAAAGCTATGCGCTATGTACGGTGTTGGCAATTGGCGCACTTTTTAAAGCGTATTGATTAGTTAAGAGTGTGCGCTTGTTGCCAACGGTTTGTGTATGGTTAGTTGCTGAGTTAAAAAACAAAATTTATAGATATGAAAGTAAACATTGAATTAGCCAAAAGGCTTTTAAAAGAACAGTATTTTATTAATGGCGATAATAAGATTAGAACACAACACCCTATAAGAGTTGAAGATTTAGCCTTTATTATGCAAAAGTACACAGACGAGCAATTAACTATACATAGTGTTGTAGTTCCGAAGGGTACGTTAAAGCCTTTGCCAGAAGATATGCAAGAAGTACTTAGCAAAACGGTTGAGCGTGTAGGCAAAAAAGAAACTGATTTAAATAATAGGCTTTAATGCACTACAACGGTCTAGTGTATGATTAGAAAAATAAAACGGAAAATTTAACCAAAAGATAGCAAATATGAGCAAGTTTGAAAAAAGAGTAGAAAGCAAAGTAAGAATTAATGCACTTGAAAAGGTGTTTATAGAAACGATTGAAGATTTTAGTAATAAAAACCCTGACTTAACAATGAATGAAGTTGGTGCTGTAATGCTTAAAATGTTGAGCGATGCAAACTACAATGAAATTAAAGAAGCACTAGCCTAGTTTTATTTTTTTAATTATACACATTGTTAACTACCGAAGGGAACTGTTTAAAAACCTAAAAATGAAAAAACCATTATACAACAAATACGAACGATGGCAAATAAGAAATATTGATTGCCTAGATACTGACTTTAAAAGACTAAACCTTGCGATATTGCACTTTAGAAGGCAAATACAAAAAGACCTTGAACGGGTTTTTAAATTGTAGTTAACGTTGATGGTATGGTGTCGTTGCGACCTTATAGAGCGAACTTAATTGATATTAAACAACTTTTAAATTATGAATACAGATGGCAAAAATACACAGACCGAGCAATGCACTATACCAAGTGTTAGCAATAGTTTGTTAGATAAGATTTACGCTGATAAACCTGCAATGTGTAGAGTTTTTAATACTCTAGTAGGATGTAAATTAAGAAGTAAAAACCTTGATTTTCAAAAACGACCATACGAAGGAAGCTATTACATACTAATTTCTCCTAAAAAATTTGGAATAAACAATATACGCTCGACTGTTCATATAGAAGTAAATGACTTAGCCCAACTTTTAATAAGGGAATTAGGCGGTGGAACACACTATGTAAATAGAGTTAATGAGAAAGTATCAAAATTTGTACTACAAAAAGGTTGGGTGGATGATAGGTTAAGAAGTAAAGAAATTAGGGAATTAGAGTATAAAAAACGGCAGATAGAACAGAAACTTTTAGGTGTGCGATACTTTAATTATTGCTAACTACCCTATATACACACCTATTAAAAACAAAAACTATGAAAACTTATATAATACAATACCAAAATTATCTTAAAATATTAGGATTAGCACCACGCACAATAACCATTTACAGTTCTATACTTACTAAATTTTTAACGCAGCACCACCAACCAAATAAGGTAAAACAAAACCAATTAGTAGAATTTATGTTACAACGTGGCAAAGCTAGAACCGTAAAACAAACCCACGGAGCATTAAACCATTTTTATAAAGGGGTATTAAAATCTAAAGCGTTAAAAAAAATACCACAACCAAAAACACAACCATTTATTCCTAATATCCTATCCGAGCAAGAAGCAGTAGTGTTATTAAATAACATTAAAAACCTAAAACACGAAGCAATACTACAACTAATTTACGCCTGCGCATTAAGATTAGGCGAAGCATTAAATTTAAAAATCGAACACATAAGCAAAACCGAAAATAAAATAAAAATAGTAAATGCAAAAGGTGGCAAAACCGCTTATGTACCAATACCAGAAGCAACAAAAAACCTATTACGACTATACTATTATCACTACAGGCCAAAAGTATATTTATTCGAAGGTACACCAGGTAAAAAATACAGTGCATCAAGTGTGCGTAAAATATTAAACAACGCATTAAAAACCGTAAACATTACCAAGCACATAAGAGTTCACGATTTAAGACATAGTAGAGCAACACATTTATTACAAAACGGTATGGATATAAAAATACTAAAAGACATTTTGCGTCATAAAAAAATAGAAACAACCGAGCGATATTTGCATCTTACAACAAAAAACCTAGAAAAAGCAATGAAAACAGCCGATAATAACATAGTAACTAATCAAATAATTAAACAATCTGCGGCCTAAAAACCTAAAAAAACTAGCTAATGAAACTCTATAAAGTAACATTGCCGCCAACAATGCAAAACGAATCTAACTACAAAAACATCCAGTATGTAGCTAGTAACACCTTAGCCGAAGTAAGTAAAACACATAGTATGGCACATGCAATAGAATTAATAACCGACGACCTAAAACTATTATAGCAACTATGGACCACCAACCAGTATTAATAGTAAATTTCAAACAATTAACCGATTCGCAAAAGTATCAATTAGCACAACAACTAGGTACAGTAAAAGGTTTTTACACCTATTACTTTAACCAGTTACCAAATTTTAACACACAATCAAACTGCTTTAACGCAGTAAACCTATTACACTTTAAAATATTTAATACTTATAAGTACGAAGATTATAACAGCTTCCGCAGGGCATTAACCTATCACCTACAAAAAAATAAACGATGAATAACGATTTAAAACTTTTATTAACTATTATCATTACCTTAGCCATAATGTTTTCAACATCGTTATTGCTGGACCTAGAAATAGTAAAAGCGCAATTGGTGCGCCAAGTAATAATATATGCCTTTATAGTAATACAAGCTATTATAGGTTTTGCAATATTTAAATCCTTCTTAAAATAAACAAACGTACAAATTGTACACGACCAACCCTGTAACAATCTGCAACTTTGCATGTAGCAATACATGTAATGATAGCACAAGCCTTAAAAAACACAAACCTAAATCTACGTTCTGTAGCACATGCAGGCACAAAATATAGTGGCTTAAACTCATTATTAACAGCCTTTGGTTTATCATCTACAAGTGTAAACGTAAACAAAAACACCGCATTACAACTATCTGCATTTTACAACGGTGTAAACATCATCTGCAACGATATTGCCAAACTACCAAAAGGTGTATTTCAAAAAACACCAGATGGTAAAAACCGTATCGAGCAATCTAACCATCCAATAAAATACCTAATCTCAAAAAGGCCAAACCAGTACATGAACGCCTTTGAGTTCGATTTTGCAACACAAGCCGATGCAATATTACGTGGTAATGCCTATGCAATAATAGAGCGCAACCATAATACAGCACAACCAATAGCGCTGCAGTACATTAACCAGGATGAAATAACCGTAGAAGTATATAAATTCAACAACAAACTATTTTATAAAATAGATGGTGTAGTGTACGATGCGTACGATGTGTTACATTTTACAGGCTTTTCAACCAATGGTATTACAGGAATAAGTGTTTTAAAACAAGCCGCACAATCATTAGGTGTGTCCTTAGCATCACAAACCTTCGCACAAGAATATTACGATGGTAAAGGCGTAGGTACAGGAGTGTTAACCACTACAAAATCTATGACCGACGATGCAAAAACACGCTACAGCGCAGCATTAAGCGCCATGTTTGGAAGTAAATCGAAATGGGTAGTACCAGTGATAGATGAAGCTTCCAAATTCGAGCATCTAAAAATCACACCGCAGGAAGCACAATTTTTACTTTCAAGCGAGCATGGTATAAACGAAATAGCACGCTGGTTAAACATAAACCCTGTAAAACTAAAACACCTTAAAGATACCAATAACGCAATAAGCGAATCGTTAGAGCGCGAACACGTAGCCGATTCTTTAATGCCACACGTAGTAAAACGCCAGCAAGAATACGATGCGAAACTATTTACGCAACGCGAAAAAGATTCTGGCTATTACACAAAATTTAATACTGCAGCATTATTAAGCGCAGATAAAGTAGCGCAAAGTGATGCATGGATGAAGCAAATTTATTCTGGTATAGTAGTACCAAACGAAATACGTGCAAAAATGGACTTAAACCCAATCGAAGGATTGGATCAACCGTTAATACCAGCCAACCTACAAACATTAGAGCAAGTAGATGCAAAGCTAAAATTAACCGAATCACAAACACAAGCACAAAATGAAAAATAGAATAGTAACACGCAACGCATTTGTGCGCGATACAACACAAGACTTGTTAGAAAAAAGACAAGCCGAATTTATTATTTCGAGCGAAGCAAAAGATGCACACGGTACCATCTTTAAAATGGAAGGGTGGAATCTTAATCGCTATACAGCTAATCCAATTGTATGCTACCAGCACCGAAGCGATACAAACGACCCAGACGATATTATTGGCACATCCGAAGTATTTGTAGAAGGCGATAAATTAATAGGTCGTGTAACTTTTGAAGATGGCGAATTAAATCCAAAAGCTGAGAAAATATTTCAGAAAGTAATAGCAGGAACTTTAAAAATGGCAAGCGTTGGCGCAAGAGTAAACCAAGCGCGTTTAGGTGATGAAAAATTAAACGAAGATGCAAACACACTATACTTTACAGATCAAGAATTAATAGAGTGGTCCATTGTTACTGCAGGATCAAACCCAGAAGCCTTTAAGCGTAATACTGAAACAGTAGAAGAACTGCGCACACAATTATCTACCGAAAACATACAAGTCAACCAACCAGAAGTAATCAATCAAACACGAACAAAAACTGTGCATGAAGCGCAAGTAATGATTAACAAAAACAAAGTTTAACAATGAAAACAAGTAAACAACTTAAAGAAGAACGTGCTTCATTAATCACAGAGCAAGATTCTTTAGTACAAACTGCAAAAACCGAAACAAGAGCTTTAACGCAAGACGAAGAAACATCGTTTGACGATTTACAAGCACGCATCGATGCGTTTGAACCGCAAATTAAAAGAGCGTTACAAATCGAGGCTAACGAAAAACGTGCAGCAGCAGCAGCAGGTGTAGTAATTGGCGCATCCGAAGCAAAAGAAAAACAACGAATGATTAAAAACTATTCGTTACACAAAGCTTTACGTTCTCAATTACCAAATTCTGGTGGTTTAGATGGTATCGAAGCAGAGTACGACCAAGAAATGCGTAAAGAAGCAAGACACGCAGGTGTATCAATACAAGGTGTTGCAATACCTAATGGCGCAACCGAGAAACGTGCCGATGCACAAACAGTAGGTAGTGATTCTGGTAACTACGGTGCAAACCTAGTCGATACCGAGTTTAAAGGTATTATCGATGCGTTAAGACCAGAAACAGTTGCTGAAAGCTTAGGCGCAACATATATGCGTGGTTTACGTGGGGATGCAAAATTTGTAACCAATGGCGGTGGTATTGCTGCAACATGGGAAACAGAAATTGCAACTGTATCGCCTACTAAAAATGCGTAGGCTACCAAAACACTGTCGCCGAAACGTTTAAGCGCAACAGTACCAATTTCTGTACAAAACCTTTTACAATCAACACCAGATTTAGAAGCATTTACAGCAATGGATATTCGTAAAATGACAGAGCAAGCAATTGATACTGCAGTAATTAATGGCGCAGGATCTGGTGGCGCACCAGAAGGTATTTTACAAAACAGCGATGTAGATGTTTTAGTAGGTGATACCGATGGTATAGCACCTACTTGGGCGCAATTAGTAGCAATGGAAACTGCAGTACGCGAAGCAAACGCTGCAGGTACAAACCTAAACTACCTATTAACACCAGGATTAATTGGCTTATTAAAACAAACAGTGCATGCTGGATCTGGTAACTGGAACTACTTATTAGCAGCCGATGGTAAATTAAACGGTTATAACACAGTTGGATCAACATTAGTGCCTAGCAACCTAACAAAAGGAACTGGTACAAACCTACACGCTGCAATATTTGGTGATTTCTCAAACGTGTTAATTGGCGAATGGGGATTCTATGACATGGTAGTAGATAACATCACGCAAAAGAAATCTGGTTTAATAGAAATTACTGTTAACCAGTTCTTAGATATTTTAATTAGAAATGGCGAAGCGTTTAGCGTGTCAAAAGACTTTATTGTCTAATATTTTTAAGTTTTAATAGATGGTAAAAAGGGCTGTTAGGTGAAAGCAATAGCCCTTTTTTTAAAAAACAAAACACCATGGCACAAAAAACCACAAACAAACAAAAAACAAAGCCAGTACAAAAACTACAATTTACTAAATCGCCAACAGGTAGGTTTAATTTAGGGTATAGTGCAGGCGATGTTATTACGGTAAGCGTATTAGGTAAAACTAAATGCGACGAATTAGTAGATGCAGATTATGCAACCTACGTAAAATAAAACACCATGCCAATATACTATACAAAACTAGCACATACATCACCAGAAGTATTATCGTTAGATGCTGCAAAAAAGCAATTAAAAGTAGAAGATTTAGGTGCTTTCGATGATGCAATTATACAAGACTGTATAGAAGCAGCTATAGACGAAGCCGAAAGCTATATAGAAGCAAATGTGCGCGAACGTAAATACAAAATTTACTTCCAGTCGTGGCAAGATATGTACGAGTTTAGACAGCAAAAAATACAAAGTATTGATAGCATTAATTATAAAACCGATGCAAGCAATACAAACCCATTAGTAGTGGCCGAAAATGTAGAGTTATTACCAGTAGATAAGTATGCAAGTATTATAAAATTTAAAGATTTTGATGCCTTACCAACACTTAAAGAAAACGTAAGCGATGCGGTAACCATTAACATCACAGTAGGCTATGCCGATACAACCGTGCCAAAAGGCCTATTGCAAGGTATAAAATTATTAGTAAGCGAAAACTATAACATTCGTAACAATGTAGAATCAAAAGGTTATCGAGCAAGCGCAATGCGTAAGCTAGAACCTTACAAATATTACAAAACACCAATATAACGTCATTGCGAGCATAGTAAAGCAATCTGTTAAATGAATAAAGACCGCATTTACATAGGCCAATTAGACCAGCGTATAAGCATTACCGAAAGTGTACGCACCACATCTACTACAGGCGAAAAAACAGTAGTAGATACCGAAGTGGCAACAGCATGGGCAAAAATTGAAGATGTAAGCGGTACCGAAGATGTAGAAGGTAAAGTTTTGGCGCTAAACGTGAGAAAGTACATAATAAGGTACAACCCAACTGTAGCAGCCAAACAAATAAACGCCTTAACCATAAATGATGCAGGCAATTTGTATAACATATACAGTACTGCAATAATAGGCCGTAAAGAATTTATGGTATTAAAATGTAGTAAAAAAGAGTAAAGCATGTCAACAACCAAACCATTATTTGAAATAGAAGGTTTTGATAGGTTGCAAAAACAAATAAAAAAATTAGACGACCGTGTAAAACGTCGTGAAGTTCTTAAAATTCTTGGTCAAGTAGCAAACCCAACGGTAAAAGCAGCACGTAAGCAAGCACCAATAAGCAAGAAGCCACACGTGCAAGCAGGTAAGCGTACCTATAAAGTAATACAACCTGGTAACCTGCGTAAAAGTATTGGTAAAATACGTGGTAAACGAGGTAGTGCAAAAGTAAATGCAGTACTATATGTAGGCCCACGTGCCAAAGGTAGAAAACATGATGGGTGGTATGGTGCATTTGTGCATGGTGGTACAAAGCTACAAAGCGCAAATCCTTTTATGGATAGAGCTTATAACCAAACAAAAGGACAAGTAACTGCAGATGCAGAACAAAAAGTAAAAAAATATTTAGACAAGCAAATTGCACGTCTATCATCATAAAAAACATGGCAAACTGGTTAACCATATCACAATTAATTTACACAACGCTAAGTGCGCAAGCATCACTAACAGCCTTGTTAAGTAATGGTAGTGATAGTATTTACCCACTAATTGCTAATGCCGAAGAAGGTGAAGATTTTATAACATACAGTGCAAGTTACGAAGGCACACCAAGTAAAGATGGAATTTATAATTACATCATTAATGTGTTTTCTTATGCCGACACCTATAACCAAGCAGTAGCAATTGCCGACGAAGTTAATGCGGCAATAATAGCCTCGACCGAATATTTTAAAATACAATCTGGGCAACCAGTAGTAACAGACGAAAATCAATTTTATATAACACAAACATTTCAAATCAAAAAATAAACAATTATGGCACTAAAAGAAGGCGTAAACATGCGTATTACAGTAGATACTAAAGAGATATTTCACGAAGTATCTGCCGATTTATCTGCGGCTACAGATTTTAAAGAAGTAGCATCTAAAGATACAAGCGGTAAACTTGTATCACCAGGCGCACAAAGTTGGAACATTCCAATTGAGGCATTGTACGATAACGATGGTACAACACAAGAAGATTTATACACACTTGCAACGCTTTGGAAAGCAAAAACCGAAGTAGCTGTAACATTAAGCACAAACGTAAGTGGCGATGTAATTTTTTCTGGTAATGCGTATATCGAATCGTTTAACACAAACGCAACAAACGAAGAATACATTACATGTAGTTTCCAGTTTAGAGGCAATGGCGATTTAACAATTGCACAAGTAGCGTAAACAAAACCCTATTATGAGTAAAACAACCAACATTAAAATAGGGCGTAAAACCTATAAGTTAAAATTTGGGTATGGTGTTAATCGTAAACTATCGCAAGTGTACGACCTAGCATCATATTCTGCTTTAGGCCAGTTTATAGATGGTTTAAATTTTGGTGGCGAAGATTTAACATTCGATCAAACCGATTTTATAGGACATTTAATTTTTTGTGCCATAAGTTACAGCCAAGGCGAAGACCCAATTATTACCAAAGATGAAATAATTGATGGGGTATTATTAAGCCCAGAACAATTAGCAGCCGTTTTAGAAGGGTACATGGCATCGTTTCCAAAAGGTGATGATGCCAAGGGAAAGCAGCAGCCAACTCGCAAAAGGAAATAATAACTTTTGACGAGTTGGAGCAAGTAGCTTGTGGCGAAATAGGGTTAACTATAAATTATTTTTACAGTTTAACACCACGAGAATTTAATAACATACTAATAGGTTATAGGCAAAAAGAAGAAGCATTAACCAAAGAGCGATGGAAGCATACACAGCAAGTTATATTTTATGCAGCTTTAAATTTCGATAGCAAAGACAAAAACATAACACCAGATAAGTTTTTTCCGTTGCCTTGGGAGCAAGAACTAAAAATAGAAAAATTAAAACCTAAAAAAACACCAGAGCAAATTAAAAAAGAATTTGAACATATAGATAAAAGTTTAAAAAACAACGCATCGTAGAGCAGTAGGCAGCTCGTTAGCTTCCTTAGCTAAAGGTCGCAGGTTCGAATCCTGCCGATGCTACAAAGTAAAAACGTCATTGTGAGCATAGCATAGCATAGCAATCTGTTAAATAACACCAAAAACCACAACCAAGGGCATCACTAAGTAGTATAAATATTAAGTTTTTTGCAGACCTAAAAGGGTTTAGTAGCCAAATGCAAAACGTAAACCGCCAGTTAAATAAAACTGGTAAGCGTATGCAGTCTTTAGGTAGCTCACTTACTACAGGTTTAACATTGCCTTTGGTGGCTTTAGGCACATTAGGTATTGCAAAGTTTGCCGAGTTTGAAGATGCAATGGCTAAAGTAAAAGCTATTTCTGGTGCTACAGGTACCGAGTTTGAAGCTTTAGAAAAAGATGCAAAAAAACTTGGTGAAACCACACGATTTACTGCAAGCGAAGTAGCAGCATTACAACTTAATTATTCTAAGCTTGGTTTTAATCCAGATGAAATTGTTAATGCTACAAAAGCAACCTTAGATTTAGCACTTGCAACTGGCGAAGATTTAGCAAATAGTGCAATAGTAGCAGCATCTACATTACGTGGGTTTGGTTTAGAAGCAGCCGAAACAAACCGTGTAGTAGATGTAATGGCGGCATCATTTAGTGCATCTGCATTATCGTTAGATAAGTTTCAAACAGCAATGGCAGTATTAGCGCCAGTTGCAAAAAACGCAGGCTTATCTATAGAAGATGCTACAGGTCAATTAGCAGTATTAGTAAACGCAGGTATCGATGCATCAACCGCAGGTACAGGGTTGCGTAATATTTATTTAGATTTAGCTGGTAGTGGCCAAACATTAGAAGGTGCGTTATCACAAATATCAAATGCAACAAACACTAACGCAGCAGCCTTTAATTTGTTTGGTAAGCGTGGTGCAACCGTAGCAGCAGTACTAGCACAAAATTATAAAGAAGCACAAAAATTTTCAATAGAGTTTCAAAACGCAGGTGGTTCTGCAGCAGAAATGGCTGCAATAATGGATAACACTTTAAAAGGCTCGTTTTTTAGATTAAAATCTGCTTTCGAAGGTGCAGCCATTTCTTTAGGTGAACAATTAGCACCATTAATACAAAAGTTTGCAGGCTACTTAACAGATATGTTAGGTAAGTTTAACGAGCTATCACCAACCACAAAAAAGTTTATTGTAGTACTTGGTGGTATTGCAGCAGCAATTGGGCCATTACTAGCATTGGCAGGCACAATATTACCAGCAATAGCCACAGGCTTTGCAATACTTACTGGTCCAATTGGCTTAATAGTCGCTGGACTTACAGCAATAGGTGTGGTAATTTATAAAAATTGGCAGCCTATTAAAAAAACCTTAATAGATATAGCTAACTACTTTATAGACTTATATAACGAAAGCACCGCATTTCGTATAGTAGTACAAAGTGTTATAAGCACGTTTAAATTACTTTGGGAGGCTGGTAAATTTGCGTTCGAAGGTTTAAAAAGCATCTTAAAAAACTTTGTATCGCAATTTACAAATGGCTTTAAAACCATTGGTAAAATTATAGCAGCCGTATTTAAAGGCGAATTTTCTACAATTCCAGATATTATAAAGCAAGCAAGCGTAAAAGGACGTAGTAATTTTAAAGAACTCACTACCGATTTAAAAGGCGATTGGGATGGTTTAATGAAAGGGATTAAAACCGTAACCGAAGATACTTTAGATGCGATTACTACTAAAAAGAAAATTAAGTTTTTAAGCGAAAATGTAGATGCTACACAAATTACAGATGCAGTAAGTGAAGCCACAAAAAAAGGTGTTGTAAAAGGGTTGCAAGGCGCAACAGGTGGTGGTGCTGCAGGTCGTAAAAAAGAAACGTCAGTAGCATCTGGGCTTAAAAGTGTAGATGTTGTAAACCCATTAGCAACCACCGAAAATCTTATAACAGGTTCTGGCTTGCGTATTAAAGAAACCTTTGCAACCATAAACGAAAACGCAGTCAACTTTGGGCAAATATTAAGCGAATCTGTACAACAGGGTTTAGCTGGCGCAATAGAAACTTTTGGTAGTTTTTTAGGCGCATTAGCAACAGGTGGCGCAAGTTTATCTGGCTTGTTTAATGGTTTAATGAGTATAGTCGCAAAATTTATAGAAGGTCTTGGTAAAGCAATGGTGCAAGCAGGTTTAGCAAGTATTGCTTTTAAAAGTTTGTTTGTAAATCCGTTTGCATCAATTGCAGCAGGTGGCGCTTTAATAGCGTTGGCAGCAGTTGTAAAAGGCTTTTTAAAGGGTGGCTTTCAAGACGCAGGCGCATTTGCAACTGGTGGTATTGTTGGTGGCTCATCCTATTATGGCGATAAACTATTAGCACGTGTAAATTCTGGCGAAGCCATATTTAACCAAGAGCAACAAAAACGATTATACAGTTTAACAACACAATCCGATTACGAAACAGTTACAACCACACGCCAAATTGTAGAAGGCGATAAATTAATATTAGTAACAGATAGAGCTAAAAAGAAAATAGCACGTAGAAGTTAATGAATTATTACGTAGACATAATCGATACAACCGCTGCCACGCATACTACTATTATAGAAAATGCTGCAGCTAGTTCTATTGTAATAAATCACGAAGGCAAAGATGCAAAAGACGAACTCGTAATTATGGGAAGTTCGTTACCTTTTACTATGGAAGTACCATCTAGTAATAACATCGATGGTGCTTTCCTGCATCTTTTTACAGGCGATGAAACAAAGTACCGTGTAGAGCTTAAAAAAGAAACTGACGATAGTATTGTATGGCAAGGGTTTTTACTTCCAGATTCTTATAGCGAGCCATATACACAAGGTAACTTTTTTGTAGATTTTGAAGCTACCGATGGTTTAGGCCGTTTAAAAGGTAAATATCTACCAGATACTTTTTATGAAGATGAACACACCGTTACCGATTTTGTATGTAAATGTTTAGAGCTTACAGGTTTGCAGTTAGATGTGTATATAGCACCAGCTATACACCATAGTATAGATAAGTTTTGGCACACAAAATATATAGATGGTTTACATTTTGTAGATAAAAATAAAAAGCAAACCGCTTATAAAATATTAGAAACTATTTGTGGCGATTGGTTAAGCACCTGTTTCCAGGTAAGTAACCAATGGCGTGTAGAGGGTTGGAATATTCGTAACCAAGTACAATTTACCGCACAAAAATATGATTACGATGGTACCTACGATAGCGAAGTACAAATAACTAGAACCCTTAAAAACATAAAAAATCTAACGTTACAAACGCCAGTTGTAACCATGATACCACCATACAAACAAATAACAGTAACGCACGACCGTACACCGCAGCAATTTCCTGAAACCATAGCACAAGAAGCTAACGATGGTTGGGCAGAAATTACAGGTGTTTTAGGTAATACTTATGCAACCGATTGGAATGGTAACAACGGTTGTTATGCGTATGCACAAGCACCAGATTACGAAGTAGTATTGTTTCCTAATGGTACAGGTTCGTTTGATGTAACAAAATTTGTAAACCTTCGTGAAAAAATATACTTACCTGCTGGCGAAAAAGTTAAAATTTCAATAACTACAGCTAATGCAGATACTAATTTTTTATACGATATAAAGTTTAACGACGATATTATTTTTTCTAATCGTACAGGCGATATTACCACAGCCGAAATTTGGCAAGGCACCACAGGAAATTACAAAATAGCTTTTGAGTATGTGGCAACAACCGAAGGTTTAATAGATATTTTATTATACCAGACATTAGGCGTATCTACAATATCGCCAGCGTGGAAATTAAAAAGCGTAAGTATAGATGTAATTGGTTTTGAAGATATACAAGTAATTACCGATACTATTAACGATGAATATACCCTTACAAGCGATGTAGATTTAACCTTTGCAGATGATGCTACAGGGTTTAGTAAGGCGTTTTTATTAGCAAAACTTCGTGCAGATGCAGTTACTTTTAACGAAATAGCAGTACCTATAAAATATGGTTACACACAAAGCGGTAAACATTATAGTGTAGTAGATTTAAATGGTGCAAACCTAATTGAAGAAAACAGCGACCAGGTATTTGTAAACACCACGCAAGTAACGGTTGTAGAAGTAATTTACAACCTTAATAAAGGTGAAGAAATGGTAATAGTAACATCTACACCATATACTTCTGGTAACTTTTTAGTACGTGTTTATAAAGTAGCCGATTATACAGATAGTCGTGCTACATGGCAACAATGGACAGATAGTGTTTACCCTGCTGAAAACATACGTTATGCACAAGCAGCAGCCAATATTATTAGGCGCATGCATTTAGTACCGCATCAAAAAGTAGATGTAACAATAATGGGTGCAGTAAAACCAGACGATTTTATTGTATGGCAATATTTGCTACAAGCTAATTATATGGTAACTAATTGTAGTTGGGATTTAGACAATGGCGAAACCACACTAACAATTATAAAAACAGTCTACCAAAACACGGTAATTCCACAAGATAACATACCACCTTTTGTTAATGCGGGACCAGATATAATAATAACCGAATTAGCAACTACAGCAAACCTAGATGCAAGTGCTTACGATTTAGATGGTTTTATAGCGTCCTATTTATGGCAGCGCATATTGGGTACAGGTGGTGTAATAGCATCGCCAGTTTCAGAAGATACAGCACTTAGTGATTTAACCGATGATGAATACGAATTTAAAATAACCGTAACCGATAATGAAGGCGCAACATCTAGTGATACGGTAAAAATATTTAGAGAAAAAGAATACACCTTTAGTTTGGTAGAAATAAGCTGCATAGAACCAGTTGCAAACAACCTACCAACTTTTATAAATAAGCAATGCACCTATCAATTACAAGTAACACCAGCGTTACCAGAAGATTTTGTAATGCTAATTGAAGGTGAATATCGTATAGAAAACGAAAACAACGACGAAGCAAATATTGATACGGTGTCAACTGTAGAAATTACTAAAAACGCAGCAATCATACATAGTGATTTAGGAGAGGAAAGCGAAATAACTATTGTGCCTTTTTCAATTAATTATATAAACAGTCACGATTTACGTTGGGTGTTTTATATGAAATGTGAAGATAATGGTTCTATAGAATCACCATTACAAGCAGATGCGAGTTTTACACTTACAGTAAACAGTATAAGTTTTGTAGCAGGTTCTGGTACCATAGCAGGTTTACCATTATTAGAAAGTGAATCTATAAGCTTATGAGCGATGTAAGACATAGAATTTTTGTAGGTGCAGATATAGCAGATATTGATGCTGCTATTATAGTGACGCAAACAGACCCTTTTACTGCAGATAGTACATTAATATTTGCCGATACAACCATTAGAACCGCAGACGAAAATTAAAATATATGCCATTACAAGTAATAAATATTGGAACAACAGCCGACGATGGCACAGGAGATTCAGCACGTATTTGGGCGCAAAAAACAAATGCTAATAACACCTATTTAGAAGCATTAATAAATGCTATAACAGGCATTATAACTGTAGATGGTAATCAAGCACATTTATTAAAAGCGCCTGGTAATACAAACCAATCTGTAGTAGAGTTAAACGACCGTATAGTAGTATTTGGTAACGCAACAACCATACTAACATTACTTTACGAAAATCATTTAGCAGATGCAGATACCGATAATATTGGTACCACACCAGATTGGGATGATGGTAATTACACACCACTAGCAATACAAAGTACAACGTAACCTACAAAGCAATCAAAAAATGAAAAAGATACTAATACTTGCAGCGCTCTTAATCACAGCATTTGCATCCGCACAAACCCAAAAATTACCAGGTAAGCTAGAAGTGGCTAAAGGTATAAAATCGCCTTATATAAATTATGTATCATATACCACAACCGAGCGTAATGCATTAAGTTTTAGCACAAGCGATAGAGTGTATATTTATAACTCTACCGATACAGAATGGCAATATTGGGATGGTGATAGTTGGGAAGATGTTGGTACAGGTGGTGGTGGCGCAACAAATTTAACCGATTTAACCGATGTTACTGGTGCTACAACAACTAATAGATTTGTATTGGTAGCAAACGGTACATCGTTTGTGGCACGTGCTTTAGTAGAGGCAGATATTAGCGACTTGTCACATATTACATTAAGCGATTTAGTATATGGTCCAGCTTGGGATGGTAATACAGATGCAGCTTCTAAAAACGCTATCTACGATAAAATAGAAACGATTGCAGGTGGTACAGAAAGCACAAGCGTAAGCGATACAGCCGAAATAGATTTAACATTAACAGGTAGCGATATAGAAGCTGATATTGTGGCAGGTAGCATCGATGAAACTAAGTTAGATGCATCTGTAAACGCATCGTTAGATTTAGCCGATAGTGCTTTACAAACCGAAGTAGATGGTAGTATTACTAATGAAATACAAGTGTTTGATGTAGCACAATTATCTGGTACAAACTTAGAGTTAAGCATGTCTAACGATGCCGAAGCTACCAAAATAATAAACCTAGCATCTATAAATACAGACACACAATTAACGCAAGAACAAATAGAAGATTTTGTTGGTGCAATGGCATCTGGTAATACCGAAACACGTATTGTAGTAACCTATGATGATGGTACAGGTAAAGTTAATTTTGTGGTCGATAATGACTTGTCAAATTATGACAATAGTACATCTAACTTTAGTACAGGAAGCCATACCGTAGATACCAATACACAGTTAAGCGATGCGCAAGTAGCAGCAGCAGCAATTAACGAGGGTTTTGTAGTAGGTGCGCATACAGCAGTAAGCGATTTAGTATATGGTGCAGGTTGGAATGGTGACACAGGTGCAGCAAGTAAAAACGCTATCTACGATAAAATAGAATCTATAGCAGGTGGAAGCGAAAGCACAAGCGTAAGCGATACAGCCGAAATAGATTTAACATTAACAGGTAGCGATATAGAAGCTGATATTGTTACTGGTAGTATAGATGTATTAAAACTAGATGCAGGTGTGCAAGCAAGTTTAGCTTTAGCAGATTCTGCAATACAAACCGACACCAATACACAACTTAGTGATGAGCAAGTACAAGATAAGGTTGGTGCAATGCTTACAGGAAATACCGAAACATTAGCAACTGTAACCTATCAAGATGGTGATGGCACAATAGATTTTGTAGTAGATAACGATTTAGCAAATTATAGTAATGCGACATCTAATTTTAGTACAGGCTCACACTTTACACCAAGTACTTTGTTAAGTGATTATAGTTTTACAGATAATAGCGCTAATTGGAATACCGCTTTTGTTTGGGGTGATTTTAAATTAGGTGGTGTTGTAACTGGAAATATGTTTATTAGTAATAACGGTTCGTTTCCTTATATTGGTTTCGATAACGATACAGATACTAAAAACTTAACCAGGTTAGGTGATAATATACAATGGGATGGAAATTCGTTACTAACTGCTGCAAATGGAGTTACATTAACCACAGCTCAAACTATAACAGCAGCAAAAACCCATACATCTACATTAACATTAAATAACAATGGTAACTACCCATATTTAGGATTTAATAATAATACTAACACTAAACAACTATTGCGTTTTGGTGATAATTTAAGATGGGATGGCAATAATATATTAACATCTACAAACGCACCAATAACAATATCTAATATAGCGACTTTAAAAACCTATGAAGGTGGTTCAGGCGATGAAGTGTATGTAGCTGGATATTACACCCAAACCGATAAAGGTGGTGGTTATTTTTATTGGGACGCAGCAAGCACCGCAACTGATGATGGTGGTAGTGTTATAAAAGTAACAGCAGTAACCACAGGCAGGTGGTTAAGAATTTTTAAAGACCATGTAACACCAGAACAATTTGGAGCGTATGGCGATGGTACTACCGACGATTCTACAGCATTTACCAACGCTTTAGATTATATAGATAGTCAAAATGGTGGTGTATTTTATTGTTTAAGTGATGCCTACGAACTATCTACACCACAATATGCTGGTGATAATACTATTTTAGAATTTAATAATGCTACTATTAATTGGGAAGGCACAGCAGATGTAGGTGCTGTTAATTACGAAATAGGAATTATAAATGCGCATGGTACTACATCAAGCACATCAAGCATAACAGAGTTTGTGCCAAAAGAAGTTTTATATAATACCGATTTAGATAGCGATGGTTTTTATAGTAGCTCCATACAAAGTAAAGTTAAAACAGCTAATAATGCGTTGTTTAATGTTGGTGACTATGTAATATTAGATGTTGAAACAGGTACAAACCTTATTTCAAACCTTAAACCACAAGCAAAACTTATTTGTGAAATACTAGATAAAACAGCAGATGGTTATATAGTACTAGATTATTATTCGCCTTTTGATTGGAGCGGAGAAACCGTAACAGGTGATTTAACTAAAGTAACACCAGCTAGAAATGTAATTGTTAAAAATCTACATATTGACGATAAAATTGTTCCAACAGGAACGTATGAGAGTGATGGGCAGTTAGACACGTTTGTATGTGGTGTATCGTTTAATTATGCTGTTAATTCTAAAGCAATAAATATTACAGGTAAATACACTAAACGACCACTTATTTACAATCAATATTCACATAGATTTACAGTTAAAGATATTTATTTAGATAAGCCAGCTATTTTTAACGGTGGTCAAGGCTATACTACGCAAGTGGTTTTTTCTAATAAAGGTGAGTTAGATAATATTGTAGGCGTAAGAGTAAGACATAATGTAGATATAAGTGGTGGTGCATTTCATTACATAAAAAACTCTCATGCACAACGACCAAAAGCAGTATCATTTGATATGCATGGTATTTTTGAACATTCTATTGTATGGGAAAACTGTACAG